CATTGTTGACTACCTTTTCCGTCTCGGTGAAGAACCAGAGGTAAGCATATTCGCTCGCAAGTGGTATTCAGTAAAATATAAACATATTGAATTCAGGGACTCATTAAAATTACTACCCGGTACGGCCGTAAAAGTGATGCCAAAACAATTTAACTTACCAATTCAAAAGCTTGATAGCGACTATGACTATAAGCGTATTCGTAAAATTGGTGAAGAACTCACCGATCAGGAACTAAAATACATTAGAAATGACGTATCAATCGTTGCACTCACATTACAAAAACTAATCGAAGCCGGATTTAATATCACATACCTTACAATCGGCTCATTTGTCTATGCGATGATTAACCGATCAATGGATGAAAACACAAAACGAGATCATAACGATATTCCACAAGAAGCAGATCAAATGCTGAGAAAAGCATATTATGGTGGATATACAGCCGTAAATGAAGCGTTTAAAGGCGCTGTAGTGAACAATATCACAGCAATTGACTACAACTCCATGTATCCGTCTATGATGCTTAATAGCCCTATGCCAATAGGCATACCACACGAATTTGATGGCAACTTTGATATATCACAGTACCTAGACGATCACCATTTCGTTATTGTTGAATTCGAGGGTGAAGATATTAATTTACGACCCGGACGTTTTCCAAACTTAACCCGTCACGGCTTCGTGGCAAAATACAAATCGCATTTTGATATTTTCACAGCCTCGTTCGTATGGTCTGATTTTATGTGGGCTAAGAAAAATTATACGTTTGGCAGCCTTACAATCAAGAAATATATCGTGTTTAATGCAACCATTGGTGATTTTGATGGTGTTATTCAAGGACTCCGAACATTAAAAGAAGAATCATCAGAGGTAGACGAGGACGGTAATTATATTAAAGCTGGTGTCCGAACATTCGCTAAACTTTGTCTTAATTCGATGTATGGTAAATTTGCACAAAAACTAACAAATGAAAAACGCTATATTGAACTTGACGAAGAAAAAGACGCTTTAAAAGAACACCCACTAGAAGATCAGGAAATTGGCAAAGGTAAATACCTACCAGTCTCTATTGCTACCACAGCAGCAGCTAGAAACGCATTATTTGAAGTCTATGACCGCATCGGGTATGACCGGATCATCTATAGTGACACCGATAGCATTTACATCAAAGACTATAATGATGATATTGCTGACCTTATTCACGAGTCAGACTTTGGTAAGTGGGCAATTGAACGTCAAGGCTTTTCGGGTAAATTCTTACATGCAAAGTGTTATATGGTTGATTATGGTAAATATGTTGATGTAAAAGTGGCCGGGCTTCCAAAGACGGCTGATGTATCGAAACTGACATTTGATGATTTTAAACCGGGGTTGACCTTTGAAAAAGTAAAGCTGATACCAAAATATGTACACGGTGGCATACGTCTTAATGAAGTAGATTTTACAATAAAAGACATAAAAGCTTGACATGTATATCACTTAGGGTCTATACTTTAAATATTAAATCTTAAAGGCGGATTTAACGATATACTTACAATTAAACGAAAGGAATATATGCATTTTGACCTTGTTAGTTTTGCTATCGGTTTACTGGTTGGTGGAACTGTTACAATATTCGTATTGATAATTTTATCAATCAATGATCATTATTAATTTAACAATCAAGCGTGTGAAATTGGTAACGAGCGAGGTGTTGGTGAAAGCCCAATAGCAAGGAAGACGTTACCAATTTCATACGCTTAATCAAGAGTGTATAATAAGTAATAAAGAAAAGGAGTCATATAATGGCTGATCCAAAATTTACAAGTTTAACAGATAAAAAAGATTTCTGGAATGCAAAACCATCGGATATGAAAGTCGGTGATGTACTAATAGGTAAGGTTGTACTTATTGAAGAAGCTCGAAATGCAAAGGCTTCACGAACTGCAACTATTGAAAAAGCTGACGGCACAACTGTTGGTCTATGGCTTTCAACAGTCATTGATGGTGCTTTTAAAACTGGTGTACAAGAAGGTGATACCGTTCGGATCACATACAATGGCAAAGAAGTCAGTAAAAACGGTTCTGAATATAATGACTACTCTGTAGACGTTTCACGCGCTGACGCTTAGTTAGTAGCAAGTGACGGCAACATCTGCGAGGGTTGCCGTCACAAAGGTACAAATTAAGGAGAACATATTATGCCATTATCAGATGAACAAAAAACAGAATTACTAAAACCTTTTCAAGAAAAGGTTGAACTTGCTGATGGTTTTATTGAAGAAATACGTGAAAAGCTAGGTGCTGAAAATGCAACGCTTATTAATGATTCACTACTTGGTCTCAGGGGTACAATTACAGAAGCAAATACTGTTTTTGAAGAAGCGGCTATCAATAATTTTGAAACTCAAGAACGAAATAAAAAATTAGCTGATGTTAATAACGACCTATATATCAAAAACTCCGAAGCACTCAAAGGTGCTAAAAAGCCCGAGCCTAATGCAAACGATCTTGATGAAGATGATGCACTTGATGCATTTGCTGAATCAGTCATACCGGACATATCATAATGGATAACCTTGAACGATTGGCGGCGGAAAACGCTCGTTTAAAGGCTGTCCTCTCAAAACAAGGCTTTAAGATAACCTATAGTGTTAAAACTGGTGAAATAGCTCATATTACTGCACCTCGTCGGCCGATGCCAAAGCATACAGCCGTGACATGGGCGCATAAGAAAAATATAAAAACACCAAATTCACTTGTTCGTAAGCTGACAAAAGATAAAGCAATTACCGAACGTAAATTTAAAAATTCACTTGAACGTGCTGAACTTATTAAGGATGCAAAAGAATTTCTAAAAGGTAATGGCTACTCTATTGCTGATAAGTTCTTCAATAAAGTGCCCACCTATGTACTTAAAAACACTGACTTTTATGAAAACGTCAATGCAATTTTAAATTCAACGGCCGAAGATGATGGTACTGATCTTGATAATTCAACGATTAATTATTCGATGCAAACGTCTGTTGATCGTATTAAACGATTGAATCAAGCAAGTAAAAAACATACAACACTACCGACAATAGCGTCTTCCTCTACCACTAAACCAAGAGTAAAAGCTATGAAACCGAAAGCTAAAATTAGAATCGAATTAGAGTGAGTGATTTTAAATACTTCGACGTTGAAAAGATACTCTCACGAGGTGCACTTGTCTCTGTTATTATTTCTAATCGTGGTGTAGGTAAGACTTTTTCAGCAAAACAACGTGTTCTTCGTCGTTTTAGAAAAAAGGGTGAAAAGTTTTTATTCTTAAAACGAAGTGAAGAAGAATTGAAAGCGACTGTTGATAGCTTCTTTGATGATGTTTCTGACGAACATACTGTTTTTAAATATAGTAAATTCAGGTTTTATATTGGTGATCGTCATATTGAAAAAGATGAAGAAGGTGTTGAAAAAGAGATTATCGAGTGGCGGTTACTCGGTTATGCATCTGCATTATCAACAATCACGAAACTTAAAGGTATATCACCCCAGGATGTCACTACAATCCTATGGGACGAGTTTGTTGCTTATGATGGTAGGTATTTGCCAAATGAGGGGCAAAGGCTGTTAGACATCATTGAGACGGTTGATAGGACGAAAGAACGTGTACAGGTTGTAGCACTTGGTAATAAAAATGAAAATGGCTACTACCCGGTGATCCATGAACTCGGCGCACCTATTGCAAGTGACTTTGAAGATGATAAAATATATTCTTTCAAGTCCGGGACGTTGATCGTGTATTCATTTACAAATGTTGACTATGTGAAACACAAGGCAAATAGTCGTATTGGTAAGCTTGCTAAAGGCACTGATTATTATGAATCAATGATTAAAAATAATAAGCAAAGCAATTTCGGTGAATATGTTATTGCTCGGCCACAACGTTTAACTTTGAGGTTTTCGATTGTCTGTCGTGGTGAAATGTTTAATGTATATCATATGAAGCTTACCAAAGAGGGTATGATTGGTATTTATGTTGAGGAGACTGGGAAACCAGCCAAATATATTTATACGACTGATAATGCAAGTCCTACAGTGCCTAAACTAGCCGGTAATGGCTTCAATATGATCTATGGTTACATTGTATCAAATATGGCACGTTTCGATACACAGGTGAGCGCACAGCGTGTCATTGAAGCAATAATAAGTAAGAGGAGATAAGTATGTTTGATAAAGTTGAAATTGAATACTGGCCGGGCGCTAAACCACTTGCTAATCAACTTATAGCACAAGGTATTCGTATTAATGATTATGCAATGGTGCTTAAAATTCAAAAAGAAATAAACGCTGTCAATCTGTTATTTCAAAATAATTACTTGACAGAAAATGAAGTTAATGTTTTAAATAATCTGATACACGAACGTATTATTGCTCATTTATCTGAAAGGAGTGAACCATGACAATTTTCGATATTGAATACATAAAAAGCCTTACACCAGTGTTTATTGGTATTGGAATCGCCGGACTAATAATTATCATTGCATCAATCGTCGTACTTGTGATAGTATTAAAATAATTTAAGCATAAACTTAAATAATACCTTTGGGGCAAACAACTAAACCATCCTCCCATAGACTTGTAAGTCTAACTTAAAAGAACACCGATCTTCATGGTGTTCTTTATTTTATTTTAAAAGATTAGTAACTAAAGAATGATCCTTCATCTTCCCAAATCCACACACCGCTTGAAAAGAGTGATCGTATAACGGTAGCATCCATCGCCGAAGCTTTTGGAAAATTACCATTCACATTTCCGATGTAAAAATGTGTTCCTGATTTAACGTTTGGTGTCAGAATACGGCTTTTGTTATACCCAAAGAATCTGTAGTAGTCTTCAAGTTGTGATAGGCCGCTGCCCGATGGTTCTTTGATAAAGATGTTTACACCAATAGCCCTGTTTGCAAACACACCAAAGCCTGTTGGCGTTCCTGAAACAGTTGGTGTCATTCTTTTTGCTTTTTCAAGTGCCGCATTTGCGCTTACTTGATTTTGTATAGCGCTTGTTGCTGTTGAGAGTGCTGCACCAGCAACACCAGCAACTGCACCAGCAATTGCCCCAGCCGGGCCACCAACAACCGCACCACCAGCTGCACCTGTTGCTGCACCAGATATAGCGCTTGATCCACCACCAATGAGATTATTAAGCTGTTGTGCTCCTAAGTCAGTTTCAATGTTACGGACGGCCATGTAATATGGCAAGTTCATTGATGGAAGCGTTGCGCCTGTATTGATCGTAATTCTATACTTTAATTCATTTGATCCGTCTGCACCAGATAGCATTGCATAGTGACGCTGTTGTGAAATAGGGTCAGATACTGAAACAAGTTGAATTGAACTACCTGAAAGTTCTGTAATTGGAATTTCAATTTGATTAGCGAAATTATCCATTTCAGCGATAACGATTGTGACATTATCTTTTGCAATACGTGTGTTAATGCCTGTCGAGACGCTGACGGTTTTTGTTTGCCTTACACCCTGTACATATGCATTTAGTTGCCCCGGAAGCCCTAAGGTAGGTGCTTCGACGTTCTCAGAGTAACTCACATCGGCCGTTGGTATTGTTCCAGCTGAAACAATACGATCACCTGTTCCCTTTTCCATGTAGGGGCTTAAAAAGTCAACACATGATCCTGAGTCAGTACCGGGGAATACTCTGAACATTGAACCATAAACAATATCGTTATCGCTGTCGTTGTCAAAGTTTTTAGGTTGAAAGAGAGTAGTTGCAACATATTGATCATCAGGTTCGCTACCGCCAGACACTTGTAAGAAATACGAATGTTCTTGAAGTGTTCCGAAAAAGTCAAGTTGAGTATATGTAAAACCACCATGATATTGAATTTCAGGCACATCATTATCAAAAATAGTTGTCGGTTGATCGTTTGAACGTTCAATAAATGACGGCTGCATTGTACTTTCTGGGAGATACGTCAATAAAACATCTTTTTCAATTGTAATAAGGGTATTATTTTCATTGATGTATTTAAGGTCAGTGACACGGAAATAAATACGATCACTACTTTCGTTTTGGTAATAGCCAAAGTTCCACTGCCTTGCTGTATCTAGGTTTACATCAACTTGTATACCCTCTTGACGAATATATACCATATCTGGGTACTCAGTTTTATCTCGGCCGTCAAACCATGCATCACGCTCACCATTATTACTAAATGAAATTGTGTGATTACCCGGTACGGGTATGAATGAAAATACTACTTTAGCTAGTCGTGCCATAATCTATATCCTCACTACCGTAAAATTGTATAAAACAAGGTGAAACGGCTTTAATAAGCACATCTATAAAATCAGGAAATTCAGCAAAGTTACGGAATTGAACGGTGATATCACCGAGTGTTGATTTTTTAATATGTAAATTGGTTGTATTTGTTGATGTTTCCGTACCACCGTCCACTGTAGCATCTGTGAGGTAGTTATTAATATCACCAATCATATTTTGTGGTGTATCGCTTGTACGGCTCGTTGATGATGTTGTACGACTGTTTGTTGTACCACCGTCATTCCATTCATCGTTATAGAAGAATTGTGAATCATCAATAAGACCAAGATATTGATCAATCCAATACTGATGTTGAGACATTTTATTATAAAGTCTTGATGCTAAACGCTCAGAAAAATAGTCAATGTTGTAACTACAAACTCGGTGATCTTTGTAATACTGAACGATTGAATAAGCAATTACATCCCGGAGTGTCCGACTTGCATCTGGCGTATGAGTGTTATCAACAACCGGGTAATCAACAGGAAATACCCAACCGTCGGTAATAACTTCACGGAGTTTTAGAGGTGGATCAAGATACACACTATCATCGAACATGAAATTTGATGGTTGATCATTAAACATTTGGTGTGTCCTTTGCTAGTTCATTAACACTAGTATAAAGGTCAGCATTTGCTTTTACTAGCGTAAGTTTAATATCAAACTTTTCTTCCATCAGTTCAACAAATGACTGCCTATAGGTATATGGTTCAGCATCAAATGCTTTAAGCATACCCTCATCATCTTCGGCTTCGGCCGCAACCAAACGTTCCTTTTTATCAATACTGTTGCTCGAAAATCCAACTTCTTCCATGAATTTACCAATTGTGGTATTGTATTCATCTTCAAGCGATTTAAGATGATCAGGTGTTTTAAGGTCAATAATTTTAACAGTTTCAGAGAATTCAAGGTTTGGATCAACAATAACTTCTTGTTCTTCACCCATTGCTTGGAGTGCCATACGAACTTCAAGTAATTTCTCTTTAGGAGCTTGCACGAGATACGGTGTACGCATACTAAAGGTATTTGTAACTACTGTTTCACGTATCTTACCAAGCATTTCACCATATCGTTCAGCGATAGTAGAAAATGGTTGTCGGTTAAAATTATCTTGAATAATAATAATATCAGGATCATCGGCTCGTACTGAAAATGTTGCTGAACCGTTTTGTGTATAAAGGAAATATACATTAGGACGGCCATATATATCAAGTGAGCCGGACATTACAGCTTTATAGATTGCAAGGCCATACTCAGGGTGTTTATAAATAGCTGCAACACCATACGTAGCAACTAACGATTCCATATAAATGAAAGGTAAACTAGAACGATATTTCTTTTTATCATCGTCGTTAGCAAACTTATAGCTATAACGA